CAAAGATTTTAGAAACATTTAATCCTCAGAAAAATCACATATATTATAGATATTATAAACCTAGCCGAGATAATGAATTACCTGAAAACAAGGTTTTTATAAAATCATTAGCAACAGATAATATTCATTTAGATAAGAATTACATTAACCAATTAAAAAATGCTGATAAAATAACAAAAGAGAGACTTCTTTATGGCAATTTTGAATATGATGATGATCCTACGAAATTATTTGAATATGATGCAATCCTTGACTTATTTACAAATGAGGCAGAAAGAGGAACAAAGTATTGCACAGTTGATGTTGCTGGCAGAGGTCGTGATAGAACAATGATTTTAATTTGGGATAATTTATTTATTGAGAAAGTGTATAATGTAGATAATATTTCAAGCGAGGAATTAGATAAGATATTGTCCAAACACAAAATACCAAGAAGTAAATGCACAGTAGATGAAGATGGGGTAGGATTTGGACTTGTGAAAGATATGCCAGGAGTTAAGGGATTTGTAAATAATGCAAGTCCAGTTAAAAAAAATAAGGAAACAGAAGAAGATAGAGTTTTAAGAAATTATGCAAATTTGAAAGCTCAGTGTTGGTTTTTATTATCAAATTATGTGAATTCAGGATTGATAGGAATTTATAGAGGAATTGATGTAAGAGATAAAAAATTATTGATTGAGGACCTTGAACAGATAAAACAAAAGGACCCTGGAAAAGATCAACCTTTAAGAATTTTAACAAAAGAAGAGATAAAAGAAAATATAGGTAGATCAACAGACATAGGTGACGCAATGATGATGAGAATGTATTTTTGTGTTCAAGCAGGAGAACTTGTATTCAGTTTTATGTCACCAAAACAAAACTTAAAAAAAGAAAAGAAAAAGAAAAAGGATGAAGAAAAGAGTATAGAAGATTTAGTAGAAGAAGGGAAAATTGGTTTTGGACCAAATGCAAGAAGATTAATGAAATCTTTGAATAAACAACAATATTTAAATAAACAAGAAAGTTAATAATTATATCCTTTCACATTCATGGAAAAGAATTTTAAAAATCTATTTGGATTAATCAAAGAAAAAACAGTGCCTCCAATCGATGCAATCAACGAAAGAAATAGAGAAGGATTACCTAAAGCATATATTCCTAAATTTATTTATAAACCGCCTTTTGGTTATCCAAGATTTGTTGATTTGCCAAATATAAGAAGACTTGCAGCAATGCCTTTTGTAGAAATGTGTATTTCTACAATTGTCGACGAGGCTTCTGCAGTGCCTTGGGATATTGTTGTGAAGGAAGGAATTGATCCTACACCTGCGCATGAGAAAGAAATTGAGCACGTGAAATCTTTTTATGAGAATCCAAATACAAATAAAGAAAGTTTTGATGAGCTCAGAAGAAAATATATTCGAGACATTTTGGAAGTTGATGCAGGAGTTTTGATTAAAATGTTTAATTTAAAAGAAGAGATGGTTGAAATGATGGCCAGAGATGGAGCAACATTTACAAAGAACCCAGATATTTTTGGAAGGATTGTTGACAGAGAGGATATAATATTTGATTCTAATATTACTATGCCAGGAAATAAAGAAGCAAGATTAATGGAACCAGGTTGGATCACTGCAGCAGATGCGCGAGAGAAAGCAGCCTACTTTCAATATGGTTGGATAAGTGGAGCTCGACCAGTGCCATTTGGAAAAAAAGAAATAGTTTGGATGGAAAGAAATCCTAGGACAGATAATATTTATGGGAGATCTCCTATTGAAGTTTTGGCACAATCAATTCAAACACTTCTTTATGCGATTGAACATAATCTTGAATATTTTTCTGACAATGCAATCCCTAAGGGGATTATAGGACTTGATGGAGCAGACACAGAAAGCATAAAGGCTTTCAAGGATCAATGGGAAGAGCAACAAAGAACAAAAGACTCTGCAGGAAATTGGAAGCATAAATTTCACCACGTTCCGATTGTTGGTAAAATTCCAGTATTTACAAGATTGCAATTTACTAATGCTGAACTTGAATTAATAGAGAGTCAAAAGTGGTGGGCTAAAATGGTTTGGGCTTGTTTTGGAGTTACAGCAACGGAGTTAGGATATACAGAAGATGCAAAAGGTTTGTCCAATCAAATAGTTCAAAGCAATGTTTTCAGAAAGAGAGCAATTAACCCTATTTTAAAAATAGAGGCCTATAAACATAATCACGAAATTATTCCAGAATTTTATATTAATGAAAAAAATAAGTTTGTTAAAAAAGAAACCAAAAGATTACAGAAAGAAGGAATAGTAGAAGAAAAAGCAATCGAGCAAGCAGAGTTAAAAGCAAAAGAAAAATTAAAACAAGGAAAATTTCCATATCAAGAGATTGAGTTTAAATTTTTAATGTTTGATGTAGAGGAAGAAACAAAGAAAGCAGGTTTATATAAAATTCAATTAGAAGCAGGATATAAATCAATTAATGAAATCAGACAAGAGGAAGGAATGGATAATGTAGATTGGGGAGAGAAAATGTCTGAGCAAGAAAGAAACGAAATGAATAATGAATTTGGAGAAGAACCTTTTGGAGACAATGGCCCTTTTGGAAAAGAAAAAAATGATTTAGAAAAACAAAGTAAGTTAGAATCAAGAACAGAAGGAAAGCCAGGGGAAAAAGAAAAAAAAGCATTACAAATAGAAGAGAATCCTTTAATCCTTAGAGAGAATGAAATAGTTGGATCAGACAGATTGAATAAGAGCATAGTTTATTTATTGAAAAAAAATGAAAAGAAAATTAAAGATTTAATTAAGCAAGAGATGGGAAAAAATAAATTAATAGGTATAAAATCTATTGATGACATAGCCAAAAAAATTAAAGAATTAGTGACTTTTCAGGGATTAAAGACAATCAGCGACGCTGTGATTAGAAATACATTTATGGGAGGGTGGGATATTTCAGAGAAACAATTAAACAGGAATTTTATAGTTAATAGAGAGGCAATAGATTATATTCAAGATTATACTTTTAATAATATTAAATCTATGACTGAGGAAATAATTACAGACATCAGACAAGAATTAGAAAGAGGAATTATGCAAGGGGAAGGAGTAACCAAGATAAAAGCTAGAATAAGTAAAGTTTTTGATGTTGGGGAAAATCGCGCAGAAATGATTGCTCGAACTGAAACAAATAGGGCAGAGAATCAGGGAAAATTACAAGCAATGAAATCAAGTGGAGAAAGATATAATAAAAAATGGTCAGCACATTTAGACAAAAGAACAAGTGATGTATGTAAAAGATTAGATGGTCAGATAGTCAAAATGGATGAGAATTTTAAAGATAAACAAACAGGATGGGAAGGGCCATGTCCACCTGCACATGTTGATTGTAGATCAAGTGTAGTATTTATTTTAAAGGAATAAGAGAAAAAAGTATTTGCTTAAACACAAATATTTAAATATATAAACAGATTATGTGAATTATGGAAAATCCTAATTTTATTTTTAGTTCTGGACCTATTGAGTTGAAAGAGGAAGGAGAAAACTTTTTTGTTGAGGGATTTATATCTACTTCTGATTTAGATTTGGTTAATGACATTGTTACAAAAGATTGCATTATGAATATGGCTGAACAAATGAAAGAGAGAACAGTCAAACTTGATGTAGAGCATGAAAGTTTCAGAGGAAGCACAGATTTAGAAAGAGAGATTAATAAAACAATAATTCCTGTTGCAAAAATAGATGATTTTTTGGTTAATAAAAAAGGATTGAAAGTTCGAGCAATGTTGAATAAACATGTAAGTAGATTCAGAGAAGTAAAAAATAGTATTAAAGATGGATTTCTTGATGCTTTTTCAATTGCATTTATTCCAGTAGAATCAAAAAATGAATTGAGAGAAGGAACAGAAGTTAGAATGCTTGATAAAATTAATTTATTAAATGTGGCTTTCACCGGGAACCCAGTAAATACACATTCAACTATGACAAATGTTTTTGCTAAAAGTTTAGAATTCTTAGAAGATCAAAAAGCAAAACCAAAAAAACCAAAACCCCAACCAGACCCACATAAAGAACCTGAAGACGAGGAAGAGGAAGATGAGGAAGAAAAAAGATGTAAAAAACCGAAGAAAAAAGAAAAGAAAGGATTAATTAGGAGAAAATTTGAAACAGATATTGAAGCTAAAAAAGCAGAAGATTTATTATTTAAAAATTCAATTCATGCAGTTAGACCTTTTGAAGATGGGGGAAGATCTATTGTGATTAGCGATATGGATGTAAAAGATGCAAAAACAATTTTAGATAGTGCTGGTTTTGTTGGATTAAAAGATTATTATAGTCATGAAAATGATACAATTAAATTACAGGAGGTTAAAAATATGACAGAGGATAATAAAGAAGCAGAAGAAAAAACTGAAGCTGAAAATAAAGAAAAAGATAAGAAAAAAGTTGAAGAAGAAGACGAAGAGAAAAAGAAAAAGAAAGTTTCAAAGAAAGATGAAGAACCTGGAAAAGAAGAGGAAGAATCTAAAGATGAAGAATCAGATTCAAGCACAAAAGAAGAAGTGAAAAACTTGAAGATAGAACTTGCAGAAGTTAAGGCAATTATTAAAAAGCCAATGCTAAAAAGCAAGGTTGAACAAGTGGATAAGACAGGGATCATTGAAGAAAAATCTTTAAATCCTTTAGATGTTATAGCATAATGGGAAATAATATGAATGTAGGATTTAGAGGAACAGGAAGTATCGGA